TTAAAGCGGTCAGTGGAGGCCATGATTTAATAGGTGCCTTCGTCTACAGTGCCAATTGTCATAGCGCCAGTAGTGTTGTCCACCAATACTTCGCTACTTTCAAGAACCACTCCAAGTTGTACTGTACTAGCAATTTGCACCCTTCCCCATAGCAACGATAAAGCCCCCCTCACGTCTGCCACACCAGTCATGGTGGGCGAGAAATAAGAGCCATTGCTCAACACTTGATAATCGCTAACACTTACTGCCCCACTAACCACACCAACTTTGGTCCAGTTAGATCCAGTGCCTTGTGACAACACCCAATCACCAACAGCAAGTGCCGCCACTGGAGCCGGAGTCGTTCCCGTACCAGAAGTGGTACAAATTAAATAAACGGCGGCATTTAATTGCGATGGGGCAGAAAGTGCTTGGCCAACAGTCAAGCCAGCCTCTACTCCATATTGGTTCAAAGAAACAACCAAATTGGTGGTTGCATTATATGTGCCGCCAAAACGTAGGTTATATTGCGTAGCAGCGCCAAAACCTAAGTTGAGCCAATAGCCATTGACATTGGGCGAAACAGTACCCACCCATATGTAAGCGGCCCTATCACTAGGATTGATCCACCATTGCCCAGCAAATTCCGGTACTGGCTGTGTTTCGCTGACTTGTGCAATGCCATTATCTGCTAACTGACTTGCCGAAACACTATTAGCCGCAAGAAATGAACCATTAAAAGTACCACTCGTGATTTTGCTTGCATCTAGGTTTGGAATGTCAGCAGCAGATAATACAGTGCCATTACTAACGTGGCCTTGTGCATCAACAACAACTTTTGTATAAGTGCCAGTAGTAACTGAATTAGAGTGATTTAACACGCCAGCGCCAGTAACGCTTAAGCCAGTGCCAGGGCGAGAAGCACCATTGGCAATTGACGTGGCGATGGGGAGATCAGTCGCAGTAAGTGATCGGAAGGTAGGTGTGGCTGCACCGCCAGAAATAGGACCAACCAAAACCGCATTAGCGCTTTGGTTTTCCATTGCGCTAGTAATAACAGCACTAAAATTATCAGGATATGCAACACTAAAACTTAAAGGAGTGGTGTCCGAGAAAGTGATAGTTTGTAGGCCCGCAGTACGCTGCCATGCGCTACCATCCCAAATATAAGTAAAGCCAGTGTTTGTATTTATCCATTGCTGACCAGTGAAGGCACCCACTCCAGAAGGTGCATTTCCACTAACAACAGTTGCAGAACTATCAGCAAGTTTGGCACCAGTAACCGCATCGTTGGCAATCGTTGCAGCAAACGTGCCAGTGCCAGTGCCAGTTACATCACCAGTAAGGGCAATGGTTTGATCACCAGTATTGGTGCCGCTGCTAGTGCCACTGAATGTACCGCTTTGAGTGGCCAGCGTGCCAAGGCCAAGATTAGTGCGAGCATTGGCAGCCGTAGAAGCGCCTGTACCACCATCAGCAATTGCAAGGTCTGTGATGCCCGTTACGCTTCCCCCAGTGATCGCTACACTTGCAAGAGAAGAGCTGGTTGCCGTGAGTGTGGATAAGGTGGCCGATCCTCCCGTGATTGCCACTGCACTGGCATCTTGAGTGGCAATAGTGCCAAGTCCAAGAGTGGTACGTTGCGCAGCAGCATCTGCATCGTCCAGCAATGCACGGCCTGCTGCAGTGAGCGTGCTGGTTGCATAAGTGTCGGAAGCCGTTGTATAAATTAACGTGTCAGCGGAAGTATTAAGCCCTGCAATACTTTGAAGGCCCGCATCATACGCTTGCACGTTAGTGCCAATAGCCAGGCCAAGTGTGGTACGTTGATCACTTGCACTAGCATCATCAATCAATGCACGGCCAGCAGCAGTGCAAGTAATTTCTTCTACATCGCCAGCACCGCTTGAACTGCGTCCAAGTAATTTATCAGTGGCGCTAACATTTTGAATTTTAGCATAAGTAACAGCATCATTTGCAACTGCCGCCGTACCAACGGATGACGCCGTGTAGTTATCAGCGTCAACCTTGATGTCTGTAAATGCACCAGCATCATAAACCTGGATAGTTTTATCAGTGGTATTAATCCATAGACGACCTTCAAAATTATTGCTAGATGGCACTACCGAAGCAGTTGATACGCTACTGTCATCAGCTAATTTTGCTGCCGTAATGGCATCATCTGCCAAGCTGGTTGTGCCAAATTTAGTGGCACTGGCTTGGTTAATTTTTGCAATGTCAATTGTGCTGGAGTTGATCAGAGCAACACCAGCAGCAGTTAAGTCTTTTGCTGTAACTTTCTTGGTCTCGCTTGCGCTAATGTCTACAATAGGCAGCACATCAATGTCCGCCACGCTACCTGCGGGAAGCGCTGTTAACTGCGTAATCCGCTGGTCAGCCATTTACTAATCTCCAGATGGATTCATTCTAGTCGGTCACTTCAGTTAGCAAGCCTTCTAGGTCTTCCTTCAACACCTTATCAGTGTCTTCCTTGAGGATGTAGCCAGATGGTTCACCAATCAAAAGCCTAATTTCTCCAGTGGTCACAAAATCAATGGCGCAAGAAATGACGGTGTCGGCCTTTACTTCCACGCCAGATCGAGTTATGGTGGCATCAAATTCGTAATAAATGTTTTTTGCATTAGAGTAAATACTTGCGCTATTATCAACCAATTGCAAAAAACATGAAAATTCGCTTCCCAGGTCTACACGATTGATTAATTGAAGCATTAAAAGGCTATTTTCAGTTTGGCCGCCAGTAGCGGTGCCAAATAAACAATCAATGCTGCCACCACCACTAATAAGGCCAGCGGAATACATTCTCTTGAATTTATCATTTAAGGAAGTTGTTTCGATACTTTCTCGGTCTGTATTGAAAGTAAAACCATTCACATCACCCAACACTCGCTCAATACTGCCCAATATCCTCACGCTAATTTCAATTGGGGCGCCAGTAAATGCCTCCAGAGGATATTCATTAGCCCTTACATTATTAATGGCATTTGAGAAAGTGCCAAAAAGGCGAATGCCTCCCATTGCATTAATGTTGGCATAGAGCACAATTTCATTTAACGTAGCACCTCCGCCATTGGGCCATGTCGAAGATGGCATAAAGTCTAAACCACGTGCATCAGTGGTAGAAATTACCAATTGATCGCCAGTGAGTAAGTTCTCTAGCGAACCATTAAAGCCAAAGCGATTTAATACAGTATTGACATCATCAGGACTAACAGCACTGGTGAATGCTGTTTGGTTCTTGCGCCTTAGCTTTACCTTGCCATAATGGCCAATAAAATAAGTCATGAAGTGACTACTTCAGTAAAATCTCCATCCATTGTAAATTGAATTTGAACTGTAGAAAGTTCTCCGGTGCTGACGCCTAGCGTAGCATTTGTAATGTAAGCATAAAATTTAATGTCATCGCTGGCGTCACCTCCAACGTTAAGATCAAGGAAAACTCTATCAGTGGTTTCAATAGTGCCAGTCTTCATCACCTTGCCAAGCATGGCTGTAAATTGCTGATAGGCACCAGATTCACCACTTTCTAGGCGGTAATACAAAAGCGTGGCGCTACCAGTGGCTCCCTTTACGCCTGGGGTGAAGGTATTGACAGCACTGCTGATGTCATTGGTGGAAAGCAATTCCACCGTCGTGTCTAAAGACCAGTCCTTAATTTTTGCGATAGGGAGCCCACCTCCAACAGCTAGAGATCCCGTGCGGCCTGTATAAAATCCCATAGTGGTTAATGCAACAATGCTTCCATTTTAGCGAATCTCAAAGAGGTTAGCACTGAAATCTGCAATCTGCGATAGCCCATCGCTTGTGCATGGATATTCGGTGGCGCGTACTGTCACCTCACCCTCTTCATCCATATTTACTTCCGCCACCCGGAACACTCGCTTGGTTTTTACAACAGTGCCTAGCACAAAGAGCTTACCTTCTTCTGAAGCTAGTGTTGCCGCGATGCCGTCTTGGACATAGGCAGATCGCGTTAGCACGCCAGATCCGCTTTGATAAAGAAGAAAGTTATAGGTGCCATTAACCAGTGAATTATCAAGAGGCATATTAAGGGTACCGCCAGCGCTGATCATGCCCGTGCGAATGCCATCCCATTGGTTTTGTCCGATGTCCACATAGATGTAGGCACCAGGGGACAATGGATCCTGAGTTGGGAAGGTACGAAATTCAATGCCCCTTCTCACCCAATGACGAGTGTTGCACAATAGCTTGCCATAGAGAATTGCTTGATTCTGATTGGTTACAAATTGTGATAGGTCAAAAGATTGGCGGATAGAATCACTTTCAATAGAATCGTTCCTTCTTACTTCCACTGTTCTATTTCGCGCAAACACTCCATTGATGTCCGTATCTCTGTAGGTGATTGATGCAATTAAATCTTGCACGTTTGAACCATAGTCCAAGTATTCTTCGCGGTAACTGTCTTCAATAATGTTTCCCTGGTTAAACAAGGCTGAAATGTTAATAGTTCTATCAATGGCGCCAGTGTTTTCGTTATAGGGCACTGCTGGCACAAGGGTTTCCTGGCCGCCAATACGAGCAAATTCAAGCAAGCTATATGGTGCTACTCCCACCCAAAATTCGCGCCAACTCGTCGGATCAGCAATAATGCCATCCATGTACAATTGATTGGTCTGACAAAATAACTTTGTCTTGGCAAGTTGCGTGATGTTAATGGCATTACCATTTGAATACTTGCCAATGCCATCTTCTGCGTCCATGGCAGAATCATAAAAAATATCTGGCGCAAAGCATGTTGGGCCATCTTCTGTGGCGGGCAAGTAGTTATATCCTGGAGTGCCCCATTGAGTGTTGTTTTCATCGCGCCCGCTGGTCCTTAGTCTCTTCACCCACCGCCCTTGCGTCACATAGGCAGTGAAACTACGAAGATCTTGCAAGTTGCGTCCAGAGAAGATATTGAAGCCAATCAAACTGAGTTGATTGTAAAGTTTTGGAAAATCAGTAAAAGGCTGGATGGTCTGTTCTGTCACGCAAGTCAAAGATAGCTCTGGGCCATTGTAAAAAGTGGAGGTGATTTGCGTGTCAGCATCCAAGTTAAACAAGTCCCATTCGTTGATGCCACTTGGGTTTTC